GGCCGACCGCTACCAGGTCACGACCGACCGGATCACCCGCGAGCTGGCCTTGCTGGCGTTCTCGAACATGGCCGACTACGCCGAACTGAGCGAGCACGGCGACCTGACCATGCTGCCACGCGACCAGACTGCTGCGATCACCGAGTTTACCGTCGATACGATTACCTCTGGCCGGGGTGATGACCGCGAGACGCGACGCCGATGCGGTATCGGTGCATCGCAGTGGATGCTGGTCTGCCTAAGGGGGCGGCGAGGTAGCGCAGCATCGGCGGTTGCAATTTCTTGCGGGATGGATGATATTTGCGCACCATGAGCCCGAAGCAAATCCTCTTCGTCAAAGAATATTTGCTCGATTTGAACGCGTCCAAGGCATGCCTTCGAGCTGGATATAGCCATCGTAATGCTGACACTATGGGGTCGCAGTTACTACGTAAACCGCAAGTTGCCGCCGCTATCGCTGCCGCCAAGGCAGAGCGATCCGAGCGGACGATGATCGATGCGGCATGGCTACTGTCACACCTTGCAGAAGAAGCCACTGCCGACATCGCTGATCTCTATGACGACGAAGGAAATATAAAGCCTATTCGTTCATGGCCCAAAGTATGGCGAACTGGACTTGTTGCGGGATTCGAAGTAGAGGAACTATTCGAGGGGCGCGGCGCTGATAAGCGGACGATCGGCAGGCTGCGCAAGGTCAAGCTGGCTGACCGGACGCGGATCAAGGAATTGATCGGCAAGCACGTCGATGTCCAAGCATTCAAGGAAAAGCTGGAACACGATGTCAGCGACAGCCTCGCCGCGCTGATCACCAAGAGCTTGGCCGAGTGAGCGCAGAGGCGGTCGCCACGATCAAGCGGTGGCGTCTCCGTCCAGACGAGATGGTCCGCGAATTGTTCGGGGTAGAGCCGGACGAGTGGCAGCGCGATGCGTTGCAGGCATTCCCGACCAGTCCCCGCATGGCGATGAAATCCTGCGCCGGCTCGGGCAAGAGCACTCTGATGAGCTGGCTGGCTTGGAATTTTCTACTAACCAGACCCCATCCCAAGATCGGGGTCACATCGGTATCGGCAGCTAATCTCAAATCAGGCATGTGGGCCGAGCTGAGCAAGTGGAGGAGCATGTCGAAGCTGCTGCAAAGCCAGTTCGAGATGACCAACACCGAGATTTTTCACCGCGAACATCGGGAGACGTGGAAGATCGAGGCCAGGTCATGGGCGCAGGATGCCAACCCTGACCAGATCGGCAACGCGCTGCGCGGATTGCACGCCGATTATGTCATGTGGCTCATGGACGAATCTGGGGCCTACCCTGATGCGATCTTGCCGGTGGTCGAAAACATCTTTTCGGGCTCGCCGAAAGAAGCGCACATCATCCAAGCCGGCAACCCTACCAGCCTGACCGGCCCGCTCTACCGCGCTGCAGTCACAGCTCGGAAGTTGTGGAGGGTGATCGAGATCACTGGCGACCCTGATGATCCGAAGCGCAGCCCGCGCATCCCGCTTGAGCACGCGCGGGAACAGATCGCGCAGTATGGCCGCGACAATCCGTGGGTGATGGTCAACATCCTAGGCCAGTTTCCGCCGTCGTCGCTCAACGCGCTGCTGGGCATCGCCGATGTCGAGCGGGCGATGGGGCGCAAGTACCAGGAGCACGACATCGCCAACGCGCCTCGGATGCTGGGCGTGGACGTGGCTAGGGATGGGCTCGATGCGAGTGTTATCTTTCCGCGCCAAGGTTTGGTAGCGTTCCCGCCGCACAAGATGCGCAACGCCACCTCGGTGCAAGGCGCCGGCCAAGTCGCACGGACGTGGACCGATTGGGATGTTGACGCCTGCTTCATCGACAACACCGGCGGTTTCGGTGCGGGATGGATCGACCAGTTGCGCCTGCTCAACCGCCACGCGATCGGGGTAGGCTTCGCTGAGCGGGCCGAGGACAGGCGCTACGCCAATCGCCGGGCTGAGATGTATTTCCGCATGGCCGAGTGGGTCAAAGGCGGTGGATGTCTGCCCAATGTTCCTGAGCTGGTTCAAGAATTGACGGAGCAGACCTATGGGTTTAGAGGGGATGCTCTGCTTTTGGAGCCAAAAGAGGCGATCAAGAAGCGGTTAGGACGGAGTTGCGATTACAGTGACAGTCTTGCGCTCACTTTCGCCGCCGATGTCGCGCCTCGGGTTCGTGGGTTGCAGATGCCGACGCATCGCCGACAAGAGGCGAGCTATGACCCTTTCAAGGCTTGGTTAAACTGATGGAGCGCACCTGATGTCATTCGGCCCAAGTGGTGATCCACCGCCCCCACCTCCCCCGCCCCCTGCCGCACCGATGCTGGCCAGCGCCTCGATCGCACAGAGCGCCGCATCGCAGCGCGAGACGATGGCGGGCGCTGCTGGTGCAGGTATGGGCGGCACGGATGTGACCGGGGGCCAAGGTGTTACCGGCGATGTCAGCACGACCAAGTCGGCTACCAAATCGTTGCTGGGGGACTGACATGGACGACAAAACGCTAGCCGCGCTGGGCGGGCTCATCAATTCAGCACTATATCTGGCGGGTCTCTTGGCCGCGTCGCTGGTGTTCCACGACAAACACGCGGTCGTGATGACGCTTTGTGCTATTGGCGTGACCTATGTGTCCTATGGATCGCACTACGGATGCCTGCGGGGTGCCCACATCACCGGCATGATCTCTAACATCTTGGGGTTCGCGGCTGGTTTGATGTTCGCCGTAAATCTGACCTGATATGGCTGGTCCACGACGCGCCAAAGCTTTGGGAGGAGGTGATCCATTCTACGCCCATGCGAGTGCAACACTGCTGTCCGAGGTTCCCGCTGATCCGCAGGTGAGCCGCGCCCCGATCGGCCAGGACAAGGAGTGGATGGCGCTGTTCGGCCACCTTGAGAGCCGGTTCCAAGCGCTCTACACGTGGCGAGTGAGCTGGTGGACCACATGGTCCCAAATCTCGCGCTACATGCTTCCGCGCCGGTTCTACGCCTTCATCACCGGCAACATGTACAACCAGGGCCTGCGCGAGGACTTCGCCATTGTGGACCGCACCGCGACCATGGCGGGCGAGGTCTGCGCTGCCGGGCTGATGGCGACGCTCACAGATCCGGACCGGCCATGGCTCAGGCTCGGGCCAGCTATCCCAAACTTCGCGCTCGATGCTCAGGCCAAGACCTATTACGAGGACGTGACCGAGCGGCTCAATTACGTCTACGATCACAGCAATTTCTACGAGTCGCAGGCTCAGATGTACGAGGATATGACATTCTTCGGCACTGGCACGGTGATCGACTACGAGGATGAAGAGAACATCCTGCGGTGCTTCACGCCATGCATGGGCGAATATATGCTGGGGGTGAACTTCGGCAACGAGCCTGAGACGTTCTACCGCGAATTCCGCCAGACCATTTCACAGACCGTCGAGATGTTCGGGATCGAGAACTGCCCACCCGATGTGGTGCGGATGTGGACCGCGAAAGGTGGCTCGCTGGAATATGAGAACGTCATTGGCCACTCGATCGAGCCGAACTTCGCGGTGCAGGGTGCTGGCAATCAGGGCGTCGGTGTAGTTCCGGGCGGGTTCGCCTGGCGCGAGGTCTACTGGGTCCGGGGCAAGAAGGATTATCGCCCGCTGTCGATGACCGGGTTCCACGAACAGCCCCATGCATCGTGCCGCTGGTCAACTCAGAGCAACGAGCCTTATGGACGCGGCGTCGGCGAGAACATGCTGGGCGATGCTATCCAACTCCAGATCGAAACGCGCCAGAAGGCGGAGTCGATTGAGAAGGTCAACCGGCCACCGATGGGCGCTGACGTGGCGCTGATGAACCTGCCGTCATCGACCAACCCCGGCAAGATCACCTACATGAACACGGCGAACGGTGGGGAGAAGAAGTTCTTCCCGCTCTATGAGATCAAGCCCGACATTCCGGCGATCGTGGCTGACATCGCCGTGCTGCAACAGCGCATCGCCAAGACCGCGTACAACGATATATTTCAGATGATGATGAACCTGCGCCAGAACGTCGAGCTTAAGGCTGACGTAACCGCGACCGAGGTCGATAAACTGACCGAGGAAGCGCTGATGCGGCTCGGGCCGATGATGGGGCGGACTTATGGCGCGCTGCGCCAGCGCGTGACGCGGCATATCGAGATCATGGGGCGAAAGGGGTTGTTGCCACCGAAGCCGCTTTCGCTGCGTGGTGTTCCGACCAAGATCGACTTTATTTCGGTGCTCACCGAGGCCAGGCGCGCGGTCAAGACGCAGGCCATTGCGCGGACCATGCAGTTCGCCGGGTCGCTGTCCGGGGCATGGCCCGAGGTCAAGTTCGTGGTCGATCCTGATGAGGCAGTTCGAGCCTTTGCTGATGGCGTCGGAGCGAGCCCGAAGATCATCCGCACTGCCGATCAGTCCCAGGCTTTGATTGCGCAGGCTCAGAAGAGTGAACAGCAGCAGCAGTTGCTGGCGCAGACGGCTCCGGGTGCCCAGGCAGCCAAAGCTCTCTCGGAAACATCGCTTGCGCCAGGGAGCGCGTTGTCGGCGCTGGTGGGGTCAAGGTGAGTCATGGGGTTAATTCTTCTCGACATCGTGCCTAACGGAACGCGGCCAGAACTGACGCCCGATGGAATGTTCTATCTGGAGCTTCCCAACGGAGAAATGCGCTACTACAATCTGGCATTCTCCGAGAACACTGGCATCACGGTAGAGAAGGTGATTGTTCCGGTTTTTGAAATGGTGATTAAGGGGCGATGTGGTGGCTGATACGGCAGAGAAACTCATCCCGGCTGGCTACTTCAACGAGTTTGGCCAGCACATTACGGTGACCGGGGTAACCCAAAAGGTTATTGTCGCTGGTGATGGGAGTTGTTGGCCTGCGTTTGTGTTCGACGTGAGCATCGTTCATCCAATCGGCCGGACGGAAGAAGGAATGATCCTTAGCGATGCCCTCCGTCCACTGGTCGCTGATGTTCGCGAACCGGGCCTGCTGCGGCAATGTTCGGCCATGATGGAGAAGTTCGATGGCTGATCCCGCGCCTGATCCGCTCGACTATAGCGATAAGTTCAATACGAAGCTGTCGGCTGACGACGAGACTAAGTTTGAAGAGTGGCAGAAATCCAATCCTCGCCTAGGGAATACCTACGACTACGACGCTCGCGGGTTTTGGAAAGATGGCGCGAAAACTGCAGATAATGGCCATGGCAGCGATGCGTATAAAAAGCCCAATCACCCAACCTTTTCGGATCAGAGCCAGTACAGCACTTCTGCGAATGGCACTGGCGGACAGTGGTCTAAGGATGATTCTGGCCATGATGTGTTCACGCCATCCGATCACAATCTATCACTGCGATCCGTTGATAAATTGCGGGACGTTCTCAAGACCGAAGATCACGACGTTATAGTGAACGCTCCTCAGACCAAAGCTGATAAGCGGTATGCCAAAAAGTAATGATGATGATTCACCAACTTGAAATCATCGAAAAGGCTAAGACGGCTTTGGAGGAGTTCCCTGGCATCTTCTATGGGTATGATGAGGAACCATATTATGGTTACGCCATTCAGGTAGGGGACTTCGAACTTGTCGTTGACGCCGAGCTGTTCGAAGGTGAGTTGGATGATGAACGACGCATTGAGATTATGACTGCCGAGATTAGGAGTTGGATGCCACTATGAGCCTTTCAGAACGCGAAATCCTTGATCGGCATGTGCAAAGTCTCCGCGAGGCCCGCGACCACTGCCAATGGCTGAGCGGCCAGCAGGACGAATGCAACACCGCACCGCGCGGCTATCGCTACGTTTTGCTGCGCAAGGCGCTGGAACTGCTTGAAGGATCATGCCGGCAGATGGCGCACTTCCGGGGCGATGCGCGCTGGATCAGGCTCGGCACGGTCTACGCCAAGACGATGCAAGTCTGCCAGCGCAAGTACATCGGCCAGCAGTGGAAAGCATTCGGGCAGATGGTCGTGATCTTCGAGAAGGGCATTCGCTCCGCCGATGATATCGCGAACAACAAGACCGAAGTGCGTGGGTCGATCCT